CATTACAGGTACAGGTAATATAAACATTACAGGTACTATTCAATCTTCAGGAAATATAACAGGTACACTAGCTACAGCAGCTCAACCTAATATTACAAGTGTTGGAACTCTTACAGGCTTAACTGTTGGAACAACTTCAGATGCTTCAAACAGAATAGCTATAATATCATCTACAACAGGTGAATCTGAATTAAGACTTGGTGATACAGATACAGATGCAGGTTCTATATCTTATACAAACTCAAATGATACATTAACATTTAGAGCAGCAGCAGCTAATAGAATGTCACTTAATTCAACTGGATTAGACGTAACAGGTACAGTAACTGCTGATGGTTTGACTGTTGATGGTAATGGAATTATTACTACATCCGACAATAGCGATACTCTTAAATTAATTTCCACAGATGCAGATGCTAACCAAGGACCTGTCTTAAATTTATTTAGAAATTCTGGTAGTCCAGCAGACAGCGATGTTCTTGGACAAGTTATATTTGCTGGTGAAAATGATAATGACACCAACAAGAAAGTTGCTGAGATTGCTCTTGACCGAAAGGACTGCATCGCATTCGTATCACCAACTTCAACAAGTGCTACGACATTCCATGTTGTCAACGACTCTACTCCAACAACCACAGTCGCTGCTGCAAAAACAGCAAGAGATGATATCGGAGATAACTCCTATGTGGTCATGGACAGCGGTTACAAGTACATGTACGACAACAGAAACGATGTTGGTCGTTGGGTTCCAATGAACTCCGATACTGCTGGTATCGTAGCAAGAACAACGAACACAAACGATCCTTGGTTCTCACCCGGTGGTCTAAACAGAGGTAGACTTAACAATGTAATTAAACTATCTCTCAACCCAACAAGAACACAGAGGGACGAACTCTACGCTTCTCAGATTAACCCAGTAACAGTATTCCCCGGCGAGGGCGCAGTACTGTTCGGTGATAGAACATGTCAGAGTAGACCAAGTGCATTCGATAGAATTCATGTCCGAAGACTATTCAATGTTCTAGAGAAGCAGATTGCTACAGCAGCAAAACTACAACTCTTCGAGTTTAACGACACATTCACACAAAGATCATTCGTAAACCTTGTTGAACCTTTCCTAAGAAGTGTTCAAGCAAGAAACGGTATCGAGTCATTCTCAATCGTATGTGATGATACTAACAACGATGCTAATGTGATTAAGGATGGAAGATTCGTAGCAGACATATTCATCAAGCCTCTCAACGCAATCAATGTCATCGCACTAAACTTCACTGCTCAGAGCAACACAGCAGCGTTTAGCGAGAACATCGCATCGAATAGAGTAGTACGAAACGAATTGTCAGGATTCTGATCTGGTAGGAAAGGGAAAAAATGGCACTAAGTAATATTTTAGACGCAGCGACCGAAGGTGGTTTTGCCAAACCCTCGCTCTATAGAGTTACACCAGGCACTAACAAGTCCGGGATAGTTTTACCAGAATTTTTAGTGAAGTCTGCTGCTCTACCAGCGGCAACTCTTAATACCATTGAGGTTCCCTATAGAGGTAGAAAGATAAAAATTCCCTCAAACAGAACATTTGAGCCATGGCAAATAACTGTAACATATGCTGTAGGTGATACTGATGTAAGGGCAAAATTCCAAGATTGGATTGATAGTATCCAAAGTCCAAGGGCAGATGATGATAACTCAAGTAATTGGGGAGAGGACTGGCAAGTAGAACTATTAGATCCCGCAAATCCAGTCGAAGCCATTCCGGGTTCGTCGTTTAAATTGTACGGCTGTTACCCAAGTGAAATAGGAACAGTTTCTTTAGATACAGAGACAACAGATACATTAGCAGAATTCACTGCTACAATATACTACTCGTATCATGAGATAACGAATCCTACCCAGGGATAGAAAGGAACTAAATGGCACTTAACGAACTATTAGCAGCAACGAATAATTACACTTTCGTAAAACCATACCTATTTCTTGTCTCATGTAATATAAATGAGATTGAGGTTATACAAGATGGTGACAAGATAGAGCAGTCAGTACTTGTAAAAACTGCCAGCCTTCCATCTACAACCATAGGTAATATTGAAGTACCTTATCAGGGTAGAAAGATAAATATTCCCGGTGATAGGGCTGTTCCCGCTGACATGTCTTTAACTATTATCTACCACAAATCTAATAATATTCATGAGAAATTCCATAATGCTATGAATGCTATACAGGGATCTGCAAACACTGGCATATCTACACCTGATTTGACACAAAACATTATGCAGATAGGTATGAAGGATCCTGCTAACCCTAATGCAGACACCTTCCACACCTACACATTATATGGTGTTTTACCAACAAGTATTGGTACAGTTGAAGTTTCTCATGAAACAACTGATGCATTATTGACATTTGATGTTACAATACAGTATTCATATCACGAATTCAGTGATTGATAATATAAGTGACTAGGAGTATACTATGGCAATCGACCTGTTTGGGTTTAGGTTTGGAAGAAAAAACGAGAAAGATTTAGTACAGAACAGTAATAAATCCTTTGTTGAACCAGAAATATATGATGGTGCGCAAACGATAGAAGAATCAGCCGCAGGTGGTTTCTTTGGTCAGTATGTGGATTTCATTGGTTCTTCAAAAACAGAGAACGATCTTACACACAAATATAGAGCGATGTCTTTGTTTCCAGAATGCGATCAAGCAATTGAAGACATTGTAAATGATGCCATCATTGTTGGAACCAACAATAGAATTGTAGATATCAATCTGGACCACACCAAACTATCTGATAATATCAAAGAAAAGGTAACAGCAGAATTTGACAATGTGCTAAACCTTTTGAACTTCAACAACAAGGCTTATGAGATATTCAAGCGTTGGTACATTGATGGTAAACTTTATTACCACATCATCCTTCATGGTGATGAGAAAAATGAAAAGAATGTCCGTAAAGGTATTTCTGAACTTCGTGCAGTTGATCCAGTAAAGATCAGAAAGGTTCGAAAGGTTCAGAAGGAACAAGTCAGAGATGAAAATAACAGAACCACTATTCCACTTGTAAAGAATGTTCAAGAGTTTTTCCTCTTTACCGATACATCACCCAACACACTAACACCAACAACTTCATCTGGAATTAAGATTGCTAAGGATGCAATTTGTTATGTAACATCTGGACAGGTTGACAGCAACACAAAGAGAGTTGTTGGTTATCTACACAAAGCAATCAGACCTCTCAACATGCTTAGACAGATAGAGGATGCAGTTGTCATCTACCGCATCTCACGCGCACCAGAGAGAAGAATATTCTATATTGATGTGGGTAACTTACCAAAGCAAAAGGCAGAGCAGTATCTAAGAGATATCATGAACCGTTATAGAAACAAACTAGTCTATAACGCCTCCACTGGTGAGATTCGTGATGACCGCAAACATATGTCCATGCTTGAAGACTATTGGATTCCAAGAAGAGAAGGTGGTCGAAGCACAGAGATAACAACATTAGATGGTGGTCAAAACTTAGGTGAGATGGAAGATGTAATGTATCTCCAGAGAAAACTATTCCGTGCTTTGAATGTTCCCCTGTCTAGACTTGAAACTGAAGCAGGATTCAATCTTGGTAGATCCACAGAGATAACAAGAGATGAGATTAAATTTGGTAAATTCATAGACAGATTACGTGCTAGATTTAGTCATCTCTTTACCAATCTACTCAAAATCCAATTATTGACCAAGGGAATTATGAGTGAGAGTGATTGGAAAAACATAGAACAGAACATAAACTACAAATTCCAAACCGATTCACACTTCACAGATCTCAAAGAGATGGAGATTTTGAAGGAAAAAATGGATGTAATGCGTGAATTGCAGGAATATACAGGCACCTATTTTTCAAAAGAATATATAAAGAAGAAAGTTCTTCGTTTTTCTGAACAGGAACTCAGGGAAATAGAAAGCCAAATAGAAAAAGAGGCACAAGAAGAACCTCAAGAAGAATCTGAAGAGGACTTAGGAGAAATCTAAAATGAAATCACTAGAACCAACATATAAAGACATGGTACGAGATGCCTTGTTCGAAGACATTTCAAACTTTACGGACAACTTTAGAGGTGTAATGTCTTATAAGTTGGCGCATAAGATGAACGATCTGAAGGAAGAGATCGCTTCTGGTTTGTTAGAGAAAACCTACGAAATTGATGAAGCAATCAAGAGTGGCTCTAAGTCCTTTACTTTTAGATCTAGAAGAGATGCAATGGAATTCACTAAAGGTCTTAGTGAGGCTGGTGTGAGTAAAAAGTCGTTCCTCTCTAGAGGAAACACTGTGACAATAAACAAGATTCCTGATAGAGACATGGAAGAGATGGTTGTTAGCATGGCAAAGGACATGAAAGCAAAGATCACAGAGGATCTGAACATCCTACTTCTTATGAAAGAAAGTCTATCAGAAAATACCAAACTACCCGTAATTCTGTCTGATGAAACATTCGTTGTATTGGAAAGTGAGGATTGCGATTCTATTATCAATCTTCATGATTCACTCAACGCCGACAATCAGAAAAAGTTAAGAAGCAATCTCATGGAAGACGAAGCCAACTTCTGTAGAATTCTAGAGTTTGCTCATAGAAATAACACAAAAGAGGAAGGTTGAAATGAACCGATCAGAAGAACTACTCACTGCTTTAATTAACGAGGATTATCTTTCAACAAAAGAGATAGTCCACGAAGAACTGTATGCAAAGATGGGGAGTGCCATTGACCTTCTTAGAGAAGACATCTATGCAATAGTCTTCAACGAAGCCAAGAAGGCAAAGAAGACAGACAAGGAAGATGACGGAGAAGGTATGGATCCTGTCGGTGCAGAAGATAGTGATATTGACAATGACGGCGACAGCGATGAATCCGATGACTACCTCAAGAATCGAAGAAAGGCTGTCGGTAAAGCCATCAAGAAAAAGAAGAATGGCGAGGATGAAGACGAAGAATTGGATGAGGCTGGTATGAATATAAAAATAAAGAAGCCTACTATGAAGATGGGGGGATATTGATACATGAAACTAATAACAGAAATGACCGAATCGGTACAATTCATTACCGAAGATAAAGAAGGAAAGAAGAACTACCACATCGAGGGTGTGTTCATGCAATCCGGTGTGAAGAATCGTAATGGTAGAATCTATCCCACGCAAACCTTATCAAAGGAAGTAGATCGTTACTCAGATGTCTATGTCAAGAATCAGAGAGCGATGGGTGAACTAGGTCATCCAGACGGTCCAACAGTAAACCTTGAAAGAGTATCCCATATTATCACAGGTCTTGATAAAGATGGTGATAATATCAACGGTAGAGCAAAGATTCTAGACACGCCCTACGGAAAGATTGTAAAGAACTTAATGGACGAGGGCGCAAAACTCGGGGTTTCCTCTAGAGGAATGGGATCAATCAAACAACTAGATAACGGTATAAACGAAGTCCAAGAAGACTTCATGTTAGCCGCAGTAGATATTGTCGCAGATCCATCTGCTCCAAATGCATTTGTAAATGGCATCATGGAAGGTAAAGAATGGATTTGGGATAATGGTATCGTAAAAGAAGTCCATATCCATGAGTACCAACAGGAAATAAAGAGGACTTCTAGAAAAAATTTAGAAGAAAGAGCAATCAATCTATTCAGTGATTTTATCTCAAAATTATGAGAATTATATATATTATCAGTAACTAACAAGGAGTTATACAGATGGCAAAGCCTGATCCAATCGAAACAGTTCGCAGAATCATGTCTGGCGAAAAAGCAGACCTTGATCCTAATTCATACGGTCTGAAGTCTTTCAATGACGATGAGTCTATTGAAGAGGCAGACAAGAAGATGGGCGTTGTAAACGCTAAGGATGAAGAGGACAAAGATCTTTACCAAGACGCAGAGGGCAAGGGTGCAAAGATTGACACCGATGAACTCGAAGGCGGCAAGGATGCAGAAGTACCAGCCAAGGGTGCTGCAAAAGCAAGTAAAGACGCAAAGAAAAATCAGGCTACTGTAGCAGGTAAGGGTAAGGTAAGGGGTGATGCTGGTAAAGTAACTGTGCCCGCCGAACACCTCGAAGCCATCTTTGACGGTGAAGAACTTACAGAAGACTTTATGCTAAAGGTAACTACCATTTTCGAAGCAGCCATCAACGAACGAGTAGAAGCCAGAGAAGCAGAACTTCAGGAAGAGTATAACTCAGTACTCGCAGAACATCTTGAGACAGTTACTTCTCAACTAACTGAGAAGATCGATGACTACCTCGGCTATGTTGTAGAGGAGTGGGTCAAGGAGAACCAGTTGGTTCTTGAGAATGGTCTTAGAACTGAGATCGCTGAGAACTTTATTCAAGGTCTTAAGTCACTCTTCCAAGAGAACTATGTTGAACTTCCAGAAGAGAAAGCAGACCTCTTCGTGGAAATCAATGAGAAGAACGAGGAAATTGAGAATGCTCTCAATGAGCAAATCAATGCTAACATCGAACTAAAGAAATCTATTCTTGAGTATCGCTGTAACGAGATTCTCGAAAGCGCATGCCGTGATCTGGTTGATACCGAAGCCGAAAAACTTCGAACATTAGCAGAAGGCATCGAGTTTGAGACTGAGGATCAGTACGAAGATAAGATTTCAGTCCTTAAGGAAAGTTATTTCGGAAGCGATGAGTCAGAGCCAACAGCACTTGACTACGAAGATGCCGAGAATCTTTCAGAACAAAAAGAACCAATTACTGAGGGTATCATGAGAAATTATGTTGATGCACTCAGTAGAACAATTAAGTAATAAAACTTAGACACTCAATTAGGAGATAAACTCAAATGTCAATGGATTTCGAAAATGCCCCTAGATATGATCTTCTAGAGGAGAAGTGGAACCCTGTTCTCGAACATGCTTCACTCCCCTCTATCGGAGACAACTATCGTAAGAAGGTCACTGCCGTTCTTCTTGAGAACCAAGAGAAGGCAATGTCCCTTAACGAAGCCGTTCCCACCAACAACGCTGGTGGTGCTAACGGTTTAACTTACAACGATACAAGCACAATGGCTGGTTATGATCCAGTCCTCATGAGCCTTGTTCGTCGTGCTATGCCTAACTTAGTTGCGTATGATGTCGCAGGTGTTCAGCCAATGAGCGCACCTACCGGTCTTATCTTCGCAATGCGTGCCCGCTACAACAACAACAGTGGTGACGAAGCACTCTTTGACGAAGCAGATCCACGCTTCTCTGGTAACACTGGTGCGTTCACTGAGGATGTTGGTCTTTCAGCCAACCCATTCCCAGGTACAACTCTCGGTGTCACCGCGAACACTTCGCTGAACGACGAGATTAACACTACGTTAACTTCACTCTACAGCACTGACTTCGACGGTATGACCCGTACTGCTTCTGAGGATCTGGGTTCTGACGCTGTACAGACTTTCCGTGAGATGGCATTCACCATCGAGCGCACATCTGTGACTGCTAGAACTCGCGCACTCAAGGCTGCCTACAGCACAGAACTCGCTCAGGATCTCCGTGCAGTCCACGGTCTTGATGCAGAGACTGAACTTGCTAACATTCTCACTGCTGAAATCTTAACCGAAATCAACCGTGAGGTCATGAGAGCAATCTACTACGGTGCTAAACTTGGTTGCCGTCAGCGTGATCTTCAGATCAACCAGACTGAGTGGGAATCTGAAGGTGTTGAGTCCGGTGGTCGTTACGACCTCAACGCAGACTCAGATGGTCGTTGGTCAGCAGAGCGCTTCCGTGGTCTGATGTATCAGATCGAGCGCGAAGCAAATGTTATTGCGAAGCAGACTCGTAGAGGCAAGGGTAACTTCATCATCTGTTCAGCAGATGTTGCTTCAGCCCTCGCAATGGGTGGATTCCTGAACATCTCACCCGCTCTTAACCAGAGCCTCAATGTCGATGACACTGGTAACACATTCGCTGGTCTGCTCAACGGTAAGATCAAGGTCTATGTAGATCCTTATGCCGACGAAGGCGTGAACTTCGTATGTGTCGGTTACAGAGGTAGCAACCCATACGACGCAGGTATGTTCTACTGCCCATATGTCCCACTCCAGATGGTGCGTGCGGTTGGTGAGGATTCCTTCCAGCCACGAATTGGTTTTAAGACTCGCTACGGCATGGTCAACAACCCATTCGTTTCAACCATCGGTGTAGGAACAGATCGTTCCGATCCAAGCAGTGCAAACGCTAAGAGAGCGAACCAGTACTACCGTATCTTCCTTGTGGATAACATTCACGGTAACTGATTCCAGTTTTCTTAAATCCTAAATGAGAAGGCACGGGAGTTTAAACTCCCGTGCTTTTTCTATGCCTACATAGAACGGAGGTATAGTTATGTCTGTAGATTTTCCTGTTATTGGTGGCGTGACAATGGATCAATTAGATCCTAATTTATCACAACCCACAAACGATAATTACCTAAAGACAAATGCTTTTAAATTCAGCATAGATAGATGTCCTACGATAACATATTTTACACAATCAATATCTCTACCCGGCATTAATGTAAGTTCCCAACAACTACCGAGTAGGTATGCCACTCCAATAAACATTCCCAGTAATCTAGCAGAGCATGGGGAATTAAGTGTCCGAATGATTGTGGATGAAAAACTAAGAAACTGGAAGGAGATGTACGACTGGATAAAAGAAACAGTATATCTCAGGGATGACATAGACGGGACCAATCCACAACAGTATTACAGTTCTGCAAATTTATTGGTATTAAATAGTGGATATAAAGGAGTAATTGATATAGAATTTGATAATGTGTTCCCAACGCGGTTGGGAGATATACCATTCACATCTTCTCAAACAATGACTGAAGTTGTGGTGGTAGATCTTACTCTTTCTTATAGTGGTTACATCGTAAAGGATCTTACATGAATCTAAGTGATATCAAGATTATGGTTGAAAAAGATATTGAGTTTGACGAAACAGAATTAGATAAAGAATCCCTTAGAATACCCCAGTTACATAACAAATACCTAGTCTTTCTCACTGATGAAAAGATCCTGTTGGAGAAATATCAACAGGACTTGAGAGTATTGGTAAGAAAGAAATGGTTATACTATACAGGAAAGATGTCTGAAGAGGAATTAAAAGAAAACGATTGGGAACCATTTAACCTTAACATTCTCAAAACAGACATAGACAAGTTTATCGATTCCGATACAGAGATACTTCGTTCGCGTGCTATTGTTCGTATGCAGGAAGAAAAAATAAATTACCTAGACTCTGTGGTAAAGGCAATTAACGGTAGACAGTGGAACATTCGAGCAGCGATAGATTGGATGAAATTTACACATGGAATTCAGTAATGGACTTAGAGATCTCCGACTTAAATGATGTTTATATTAAAGTGGATTGTGAAAGATCTATAGCAAAAGAGTTATCAGATTTCTTTACATTTACAGTCCCTAATTATCAGTTCACTCCCGCGTATAAGAAAAGAAAGTGGGATGGAAAGATAAGGTTATATAACATTCACACGCGGGTGATCTATAAAGGTTTATTAGATTATGTAATCTCATTTTGTAAAGATAGAAATTATACATTTAACACATCAGAAATATCATCTTCCGGCTCACCCGGACATAAAGGCGACATCGACGAGTTTATAGAATCTCTAAATCTTTCTGTAAATAATAAGAAAATAGAGCCACATTCTCATCAAATTGATGCAGTTTCTCATTCTATAAAAAATGGCAGGTCGCTACTACTTAGCCCCACTGGGTCGGGCAAGTCATTGATTATTTACATTTTATTAAGATACTATCTTTCAATCATTCCAAAAGATAAGAAAATACTTATCGTGGTCCCAACCACTAGCCTTGTATCTCAACTCTTTAGTGATTTCAAGGATTACTCATCTATGGATGATTGGAGTGTTGATGATAATGTGCATAAGATTTTCTCAGGTCAAAGTAAAGAAACAGAAAAGCAAGTAATAATTAGCACTTGGCAGAGCCTCTATAAAATAGACCCCAGATATTTCTGGGACTTCGAGGTTGCTTTCGGAGATGAGTGTCACCTATTCAAAGCAAAATCTCTTACAGGTCTGATGGAGAAACTAACTAAAGCAAAGTATAGATTCGGTACTACAGGTACTTTGGATGGATCAAAGACACACAAATTAGTGATCGAAGGTCTATTTGGTAGAGTGTTTAAAACAACTACAACGAAAGAACTTATAGAGAAGGATCTGCTGTCTCAACTAGAAATTGACTGCTTAATATTCGGTTATAATCAGCAGGAGATAGAGACTATAAAGAGAGCCTCATATCAGGATGAAATGGCATGGATA